TTCAGGACACAGGATCAATACTGGTGTGGTTCGGTTTGAACTGGTCACTGGAATTGTACGAGCAGATGTGTGGTCGATTGAACCGTCAAGGTCAAACTAAACCGGTGTCAATCATTCACATATTATGTAACGACACCGTTGACCTTGCTGTTGCTGATGCTATTGAACGTAAGTCTGATGATCAGGAAGGTTTGAAGAATGCACTACAACGTTACCGTGATGGTGTGGCCACCAATGAGTTAGCAGTGAATTTCTTTTAAGAAGGGTATTTATCAACTAACCAGGCAAAGAACACACCAACGAAAGCGAACCCACTTAACCACTTAATAAACTTACTCAACGCTGACATTGTTTTAACTGTACCATTCGCTGCGTTCCATGCAGCAACAATGTCACGTGTTGATTCAGTCAATGCTTTAGTTGACGTGGTGAGTTCTTCAATACTCTTAGTGTTACGTTCTTGAGCGACAATCAAATGGTCCCAACGTTTTTCTTCATCTTCACAATGCCTATGAAAGTCATCAATGTGGCCGTCAAGTTTCTGTTGCAATAAAAGCACCTGGGTATCTGATTGTCGTCTATCCATTCTCATTTAGTCCTTGTTAAACATGGTTATAGCATAACATTCAACACCGCTATTCCACAACTCAGCTTCAGCAGTTCTGCGACGTGATAAACCACGAAGCACACGACCACCGGCTTTATTCCAACGTGACAACTGGTATGGGACATCTTCCCAGTCATTACTGTTGATACGTCGTCTGAGTGTTGAAGCCTTGAATGCTCCACTACCTAAGTTATAAACAAAACTTGAAAGTGCTGCACGTTGCATACCATTAAGGTACGGCTTGCAATAATTGATCACAGCACGTTCACACTTCTCAAGTTCATGGTGTAACCATGCTTCAGCTTGATCACGTGTACACTCAGGGTCGTCACCAGTAACTCGACGACCATCAGGGTAGCGTGTTGTTCCGAAGCCTATGGTCCATACACCAGCAGCACAGCGATAAGGAGTAGATGAATACCCCTCAAAACTGACAACTAGATCAACCCCTTCTTTAATCATTTTCGTGCAGACCTATATCCGAACAAGAAACCTAACACTGCTTGAATAGCTTCACCGATAAGTGAACCCCACAGCAAGTCAACCGCTTGCAACGGTGCGACTGTGGTCAACACCGCATACGTGTAGAATGAAGCCATGACAGCAAACAGGGTGATGATGATGGTCACAGCGAACGGTCTGAGTGCACCGTTCCATGCGTCCACCCATGTAATACCTGTTGCTTTCAAACTAGCTGATGCAATCTTGGCTTGTGACTCATACGCTGCAATGTCAACCTCACGATCCATCTCAGCAACACGAGTCTCACCCTGCTTCTCAGCAATCTTCAGTTGAAGGTCTGTCTGAATGGTGAGCATTTCAAGTTCACGTTTGTGTTCTCTCGATGCACCCCACTCTTTCAGTAAGTTTGGAACAGTACCGGATATTAAACCGGCTACTGTTGATATTAATGCTGTAAACATTATGTACACCTTATGCTATTTTACATGAAATTCTAGTACCCGATGCGACGTACACTGTGTTACCACCACCGCTAACCGTTATTTCTAAATCTAATAAGTCACCACCGATAGCAGGTACATCCAAATTAATAGGTATTGCAAATGTTGTTGTTGTTTTACCAGTAGGTTCAAATGTCTCAGACACGGTGAATTTTGTTGTACCAACAACAACCTTGATTACAAATGTGTTTGTAGAGTCAGTAACACCACCTAAGATCAATGACCCGTCAACATTCACCACGCAACTGTCAACAATGTCAGAAATTTTCCACTTGGTAGAATCGAAACTAATTAACCCTTCAGGTCGGGACTCGTTATCCATAGTAATTGTTGACAGTAACCCTGCACCACCTGCACCAGTGATCGGTGTTGAATCACCTGCTGATATTCTTCTAGCTAATGTTTTCGACCCGTTCCCCGAAACTGATTCACCATTATACGACGCATCAAAACCTGAGTTAACAGCGAACATATGATTATCAGGAACAGAACCTGCACCACGAGTAACATTGGACACTTTAACATTGCCTGTATCTCCGAAGATGAACTGGTACTCTCTAGAGTCGGGTCTAGAGTACCCTTGTATTCTCGCAGATCTGACCTCTAGTCCGTCAACATCACCAGCAGCTATCGTTCTGCCAACTCTTATTAATCTAGGGGAAGGTATCTGAGTTATGGAATCAGCCGCCATATATGGTTGAAAAACAGGATTGTCAATCACATGGTTCACACCGTGGTCAACGTCTATAGAACTCCATTGACAGTTTTCGAATAAACAATTGTTGACACTCATTCCACGAGTTACCGCACCTGTCGCTGGCTTCACTAGTCGGATTGCCGATGCTTCTAGGGTCTTTAACCCTATAGCTACACCTATGATACTCTCAATGGTAGCAGATGCTGACCCCGCATATAACCCACCACGTAAGCAAGTTCTCATTTCAAACCGTTTACAAACTAAATTACCTGTTCTACTTTGCTCGTTGGAAAATGCTTTTCCTGCGATATCACTAAACCACATGTCTGTGAATGTACAGTTCGACGATGTATCAGCATCATCCTTACCTGGTGTGGTCACACCATCAATGAAAATAGCATCACCGGGGATTCTTAAAAATTCTATATGGTGAAAATGGCATTTCTGACCAGCTCTGATGTACAAAGCTGCGTAATTAGAAATGTATGTTGGGTAACCTGTACCTTTTATTGTCAAATGCGACAACCCACTGTTCCATTGTGCAACAGGTGTTGTGTTATCATCATTGTTGTCTTTGTTACCGTCGAATCTGAACCCTTTAATAGCTGCACCTGATAATTGTATGACTGTCACACCTATACCAGAACCTTCAATTATCACACCGTTATCAGTTGGTAATCCTACCCCATCGTAGTATGAATCACCCGTGAAGTGGCTGAACCCTGAAGCGAGGTAAAACTCACCTGAGCCTATTTTCATTTTCTGTCTGGTAGCGTTGGCGAACACTCCACCTAAATTGAACTCGATACTGTTGTCGGATGTACCACCTAACGGTCTAGCACCAGCCATTTCAACAAAAAATTCAGTAGATACATTCAACCAAACGTCAGCACCATCTTCAAAATCTACACCTTCAATCACAACTGAATAACCTCTAATTGAATCATGTTCAGCCTTTGTTACTAAGAGGTATTCAGCACCACCCACAGGTGTTGAGTTCAGTACCGCCCACCCGTCATGATAAGATGTCGTTTTAACAGTGCGCTCATTAACTCTGATCACATCTTTTAGAGTGTTGGACGCTGATTTCATAGATATAACACTGTCGAATGTATGGGTTGCGTAATTCGGCAAAGTGTTAATATTCACATGCTTGACACCTCCCTGCGTTACACCATCACCCATGTGAATACTGTTGTCTGTGGTATTGAACCACAATTCTGCGATTGCAGGTGTACCTGCTTCGATTTCAGCAGATGTACCCCGTCTGTGTTTTACTTGCGTAGCCATTATGCAACACTCCCGTAGTCTAGTTCGTCACCGACACCACTTGTAACAAGTCCGTAGTCGATAAATTGTTGAGGGTCAAACCCTGGTATTGATTCTATTCTACTATCCACCACTTCAACAATTTGAAACTGTGGCATATAGTCATCTGGTGCTACCCCCCTTGGACCCGCTAAGGGTTGAATCATGGTGTCACCGCTGATATTCACATAAGCAGCATCTGTGTCAAAATTCTCTAACCCTGTTTGGTCATCGTTCCACCGTAACACTTTACCACTGTCAGGGTTTTCAAGTGTTAACGGTAAAGGTCCACTGTACGAGTCTGATAGTGAGAATGTGCGAGTGATTTTATCAAGTAACTGTTGAATCAAGAACGTCAGTTTATCAGCCATGTTCTCATGTAGGTCAGGGAAGAAAGGACCTTGTGACGTGAATGCAGTCAACTGAGTTTCATCGTAGTTAGATCGGATGTACCACGTGTAATTGTTAGGTAGTGCACCGGCTATACGT